CCAAGGACGAACTCAAAGAAATCGTCACACAGGCAGCGCAGGCAGGCGCAGCGGAAGCGCTCAAGGCAGTGACACCCGAGGAAGAAATACCGGAAGAGGAAAAGCCGGAAGATGAAGACGAGGAAAAAACCGAAGGCAAAAAGGCAGCTCCAAAGGCTAAAGAGCAAAAGGCAGCTCCGCAGAATATGCAGCGCAAGTATGCAGATATTTACATCTCCACAGGCGCGCAGCCCAAAGAAGAAAAGTCGGGACTGCCCCCCGGAATCGGTTTTGTTCGTTACCAAAAATGCATGATGCGTGCGGAAAGAGACTTTGATAAGGCGGCAAATATTGCAAAGAAAAGCTATGAAGACCCGTTCCTTGAACGCCAGATAAAAGCTATGTCAGTAACTGCGCCCTCGGATGGCGGTTACTTGGTTCCCGAAGTTTATGCCAATGAGCTTATACCTATGATTTACGCAAAGTCCATAGTATCAAAGCTAGGCGCTCTTGACCTTGATATGGCAAACGGCAACATGACAATACCAAAGCAGATTGGCAGCTCTTCCGCTGGATATGTGGGAGAGTTACGCAAAACAAAGGCATCAAAACCAAAAATGGGTAAATTGAAGATGTCGAGTAAAAAGCTTATGGGTAAAATTATAATTGGCAATGACTTAATAAAATCGAGCTCTATCGGTGCGGATAGGCTTATTCTCAAAGACGCCACGACAGTTATGGCTCTTAGAAGAGATAAAGCTGCCTTGTTTGGTTCGGGGTCTGAATATGAGCCGCTTGGAATATTCAAAATGAAGGATGTTCCAACTATTGATATTAATTCCCTGCCTGACGAAAAAACAATCGGCGCGATGCTTGGCGCTTTAATCCAAAAAGATGTTGACACCACCAAGCTGGGCTGGGGATTTAACGGTTTTGCGTGGCAGGCTCTTTACAACGTTACAGGCGGCACTTCCGGCCTATATATCTACAGGGATGATATGAAAGCCGGTAAGCTGGGCGGTCATGAATTTGCAATCAGCAATCAAATTCCGGCAGCGACTACGACAGGCAATCCTACCGATATAATACTTGGTGATTGGTCGGAATACATGATTGCAAGACAGGGACAAATGGAAAGTGAATTTTTCCGCGAGGGTACTGTTACGGATGAAGACGGCAGCCTTATAAGCGCAGTTGACGACGACTTCACAATCTTGCGCTTAATCGACCTGCACGACTTCGGCGTGCGCCATGAAGAATCCTTTGTCATTGGCAAGGGGTTAAAAACTACCGCCTAACTTGCGGAGATAGGAGCATAAAATATGAAACGTAATTTGTTTGAAGACGTAAAGGCGATGCCTTACGCAAGCGCGGGCGCCATAGATAGGAAAGGCTTTTTGTCGGCAATACTGGCGGCTAAAGTCTCAACTATAACCGGCGACCCGACGGCGGCAAAACTCACCGTTGCAGTAACGCACTGCGATACGGTAGACGGCTCATACGAGGCCGTCGTAGATGCACGAATGTTTCCCAACGGCAAAGAATTTAATATTGACATGACAGCGGACACACCGGCGCTTGATGTCAATATCCCGATAGATTTGTTGGCGTGCAAGCAGTATGTGAAAATAACTGCAACCGTAACATTCACCGGGGGCACAACGCCCAGCAGCACAAACGCGTATGCATTGGTTTTAGGTGATGCCGCCGAATACCCGGTGAGCTGAACCATTAACAAAATATATTAAAGAGTACTTGCCCCTGCGTACCGTAGGGGCAAGTTTTGTGATTGAAAGGAGTGTAAGCCGTGGCGGTTTTAAAAGATAATGCGTTGACAACATTGGAAGATTTAAAGTCTATGATTGGAATCAGTGAAGACGATTTGAGCAATGATAATAAATTAATCCAGCTAATAAACCGGGCGTCTGCGCGTGTGGAAAGCGCCCTCGACCGAAAGCTCAAACTAACCAATTATTTCAAAGTATGCAATGGCAGCGGCGGACACTATTTGCTTGTTGAAAATTACCCGATAACAGATATTGATTATATCAAAATCGATGATGAAATCATTGAGCCTGAAACGTACGACATCAACGACGGCGGAAAAATCGGGATGATTTATAAGGCCGACGGATGGGTGCGCAGAGGGTACACCCACGGCCTCGCAGGAGACACTGTGGGAGATATCCGCTATATCGATATAAGTTATAATGCAGGTTACATTTTGCCAAACGATGCCACCGAAGAACAGCCCGCGACACTTCCGTCAGACCTTGAAGGTCTGGTTCAGGATATGATCGCGGAAGTTTTCGGGAAAATGCAGACAGGCGGCAGCGGCGGGCTTAAATCTTTTTCTATTGCCGATGTGCGTTGGGAATGGAAGGACGGCACCCGCGAGGATTGGCAAGCTATTATCGACGCACACAAGCGCAAACTATGAGCGGTGTAACACGTATCAAAGACGATTGGACGCCATGGTATAAGCGTACAAAGGAGGAGCTTGCAAAGCTTTCACGCGCGCAGATACATGTCGGTATCTTCGGAAATGAAAACAGCGAGCTTTTAAAAATCGCTTATGTGCATGAGTTCGGCGCAACCATAGTACCCAAAACCGCAAAGAACTTAGCCATTCCCTTAACGCCTGCGATGCGCGGAAAAAGCCCAAGAGATATTGACGATACTTGGATATATGACAACGGCGAGAATCGCTTCATAGTCCGCGACAAGGGCAAAAAAGGGTTTGAGTTTTTATTCTTATTGCTTCCGAAAGTAACAATCCCGGAGCGCTCTTTTATCCGCGCAGGCTATGACAATGGTAAAAACCTATTAGCAAAAGCGTGTGAGAATGCAGTGCGCCGGGTGATACTTGGAGAGCTGACGGCCGACCAAGCAGCGCACAATGTCGGCATTGCGGCCGTCAATATGATTAAGCGGTACATGCGCACGGTGCAGCCCGCAAAAAGCGCTATAACTTTGGCGAGCGCTCCCGGAAAGACCTCGCCGCTTATGCAGTCGGGCAGGCTGAGAAACAGCATCACATTTGAGGTGACAGGAATATGAACAATTCTATTTGGCAGCCGAAGCTGCCGGACAGCATAATGCAAGACCTGATAGAAAAGCACGCGGAGGCGGCTATATATAATCCCGATAATGGCGGGCAGTACACGCAAGGTACGGTCGCAGATGTGCCGTTTAGGGGGTGCATAATGCCGCTAAACGAAGACGACTTGAAGCGTGCGCCGCAGGGTACATACACCAAAAATAGCCGTAAGATTTACACCAATGGGCACAGGTTGACATCCGGTGTAAAGGTATACGACCCAAGTACCGGGGACACATACACGATAACCGGGGACTTAAATCACGGCAGCATATCCAGCATAATGCGATATACAGCCGAAAGGAAGGGGGCGGCCGCACCGTAATGACATATATCGAACTAAGAAACAAGGTGGTTAAACTGCTGCATACTTCGCTATCGGGGCCGAAAGTTATTTTATCCGACCAAGTTGTGCCGGAGGATGATTACCCCTATATCTACTATCAGTTTATATCGCCGCATATGGGCGGGGCATCCAATAAGATATATACCAAAAATGCAGAGGGTGCCACGTTGGTAAACCGCGTTGAGCAGCCGACGGCATCCTTGAGCTTTACGGCGTGCTCTTTAAGCGACGATGAAGCGTTGCAATTGTCTGAAAAAGCGAAGGCGTTTTTCATACATACGGGGAGCGAAAAGTTTAGAAGTGAAAACATTGCAGTGGTGAGTGTCGGAAATACACAGCCACGGACTGCCCCCGGAGTAGTTGAGACAGACCGGCGCTATGGCTTTGATGTCGTAGTGCGTTATGAACGAACAGACAGCCGGGAAACTGCCGCCATTGGCAGCTCGGTAATTATAAAGGAGGAATAAACTTTGCAAGATATAGTTGTATACATATCACTTAAAACTGCGGTCGCTGAAAAAGAAACACTACTGCCGCTCATCTTATCCCTAGAGGGAGCATTCGCATATAAAGAATATGCAAACCTTGACGCCGTGGCCGTAGATTTTGCCAGCGATACATCGCCGACCAAGCTTTGTGCTAAAGCATTGTTTGAGCAAATCAATATTGAAAACTGCCCGGGACGCGTAAAAAAGATTGCAATATTCGGACTGGCCGGAACCAGTACACCTGCAGAGGTTACTGCCGCGCTTGATACATTGCGAGAAACAAACGACGATTGGTACTTCCTGATACCTACTGTTACAACGAGTGACCTTATAGCCTCATTGTCCACATGGGCAAGCGCCACGGTATTGACGCAGGCGCAGCTTGAGGCCGGAGCGGTGGAATCCGAAAAGCTGCTGCTGGTACAGACGACAGATAAAGCGGTCATAACCGACGCCCTAAAGGCAAACAAGCAGACAGTAATCTGCTACAACCACGATGCCGCCAATAGCTACATCCCTCCCGCATGGGTGGGCAGAACAGCCCCAAACTATCCCGAAGGCGTCACGTGGAAATGGAAGGAGCTATATGGCATACCCGCTACAGATGAAGCGGGAACGGATTTACACACATTGCTCGAAGGGCGATATAACCTTTATATCGATAACCTAGGCAGGCAGTATATGTCCGAAGGCATCTGCACCGACGGCGATTTCATCGATACTGTTATAGGCCGTTGGCAGATTAAGCAGAGCATCCGCTCGCGCCTTGTAAATTTGTTTGTTGACAATGAGGTAGTACCCTATGATAACGACGGCTTTACTATGGTTGGCGCCGCTATTATTTCGGCTTTAAATGAGGCCGTTGAAAACGGCATCATATTAAAGCAAAACGGCGGCGGTGCATATACGGTAAACATACCCACGCGCAGCGACGCCACGGAAGAACAGGCCGCAAACAGAACGATGCCGCCTATCACATGGGAGGCAACCATGCGCGGAGGTGTGCACAGTGTCAATGTCTCCGGGCAATTGACTGTGGAGCTTTCCGGCACAGGCTTATAAAAGGAGGAATTTATGGTATTTGATATCGAACAAGTGTCCGTTATATGGAACGGCAGAACAATTACGGGATACGCCGACGGCAGCGAAATAGTCGCAGAAAGAAACGAAGATGACGTAACGCCTAAGACCGGGCTCATGGGCGATAGCGTTTATGCATTGAATGCGAACCGCTCCGGTA